ATGATCTGTCCTATCAACCCAAATTGCATAGTCAAATAGTTCTTCATTTTGCATAGCAAAGAATTCACGCTTGTTACGCAAGCCGCAATATATATCGTGTTTAGCAAATAAGTTACGCCCTAATTTAGCTAAATCATCTTTGCAATAGTTATGAATCATATTATACCATTCTGTTCGATGATTGTGCCTGTCAGCATAGCATGCTTCCTCATCTTTATAATTGTACTGATCTTTAAGATCATTAAAGATAAAAAGTTCAGAACAGAACTTACTACTAGATTGAAAAGTGTAATTATAATTTTCAAGTAATTCGCAAACAGTATCTTTACCGTGTCTGCCGTGACCTACAATTAATAGTTTGGGTAGCAAAGGATTCTCCTTAAAGTATACTATGTAGTATAACTTAGTTTTAAGAAGTTGTCAAGTGTTTTTAGCCAATTACAAAACTATAACCAACGCCGCCTGGTACCGCTAGTGATACTTCTTGTTCTAGCTTGTCCATTTCTTGTTGTGCTTCTGCTTTTAATGTATCGCCGTTAAGTGTTGATCCACCTTGTGGGCCTGCGATAGTTGCAAACTTTGAACGTGCTTCTCCTAACATATATTTGCAGGCTGCTAATGTATAGTCTTTAATCCATTGTGCTGCTAGGTAGTCATTTAATAGCTCGTTATCAGGACGATAATTGTATGCATACAGTAATATTTCTTCTTCGGCTCTAGGACGCTGTAATAATGTTAATTTTTTGCTTGTTGGGTTCCATTTAAATTCAATAAAACTACCAAACATTCTACCAACAAGTTCTTGGTGCTGTGAAAACAGATCATAAGTTGCTAATCCGCCCATTTTGGAGCCAGATAACAAGTAAGTATTTGTGTATGCTAAATTAAACGGTTCAAACAAACTGCCGCCATCGCCACCGCCTGATCTAGAACCTATGCTTCTACGGAATAATTTACGAATTTCCATAACTTCATTAGGTAAAATATATTCGTTTTGGTCTATTACCGTTGTTAAAAACATATACGATTCTTCAACACTATTGTCACTACGTTGTCTAAACCTAGAAAGTGCCTTATCTAATGCAGTTTTATAATGTATTGGATCAAGTTCAACATCAATCATTCCTCCGCCAAGGAATGTGTTTACATAATCATATACTTCTTGTTTTTGTGTTGCTAGTTCTGCCATACAAGTTCTCCATATTGTATTTATCGATAAATATGTATATGCCAAGAATATCTTTATATAAACCAGAACGCGGAAACGATTACAACTTCTTAGATAAACAAATCCAAGAGATGTTTACTGTTGGCGGAACTGATATCAACATACACAAATACTTAGGTACAGAAGTGCCGTCAGATGACGATAGAAGTGCTACACAGCCAGAATATGATGCTGTTGCAGAAACTAATATTCAAGATTTATTGTTTTTAGAAAATCGCGACAGGAAATATGACCCGGACATTTATACAATGCGGGCAATATATAATGTACAAGATATAGATTTTGATCTAAGTCAGTTTGGTATGTTCCTTAGCAATGACACACTGTTTATGACTATACATATTAATAGTAGTGTAAAAACACTTGGCAGAAAAATTATGAGTGGTGATGTAATTGAATTACCACATTTAAAAGATGAATACGCTCTTAATGATGCTGCTTTTGCATTAAAAAGATTTTATGTTGTAGACGATGTTAATCGTGCTGCAGAAGGGTTTTCACAAACTTGGTATCCGCATTTATATAGACTAAAATTAAAGCAAATAGTAGACTCGCAGGAGTTTGCAGAAATATTAGATTTACCTGCAGAAGAAGGTAGTGATAATACGTTGCGCGATTTATTGTCAACATACGAAAAAGAAATGCAAATTTCAAATGCAGTAGTTGCACAAGCAGAAGCCGACTCTCCTAAAAGCGGTTTTGATATTAGTCATTATTATTCCTTAGCAACAAATGATGACGGGAGTATTGCATTACGTACTGCTGACCAAAGCGATATTGATGCATCAAATGTTAATACAAATGCAGACGAAGTTACTGATAGACCAGAACGCGAAGGTTACTCAGGCTACTTAGTTGGTTCAGGTGATAGTGCNCCAAACGGTGCACCGTTTGGGTTTGGTATTAGATTTCCTATAGATCATCAAGAAGGTGATTATTTTTTACGTACTGATTTCCTACCAAATAGAATGTTTAAATATGATGGTAGAAGATGGGTTAAAGTGGAAGATGATATTAGAATGACTCTAAGTAATACCCTACAACGTCAAACATATAAAACAGAATTTATTAACAATACTAATACAAATAATATAGACGGTGAAGTTGTAGAAGAAAGACAAAGCTTATCTAAAGCATTGCGTCCACGTAAACCAGAGGCAGACAACTAATGTTACATTTTTATGACGGACAAATAAGAAGATACACAACACAAATGATGCGTATTTTAAGCAACTTTCCAGTTAAGGATGGCAAAGGTAACACTAAAGAAGTACCTGTGACATACGGTGATTTATCAAGACAAGTTGCAAATATTATTAGAGAAAATTCAGAAAATAAAATTCCTAGTGCTCCGCGGATAGCAGTGTATCTTACAGGATTAGAATTAGATAGAGATAGATTAACTGATGCAACATATACTAGATCAGTAAACATACGTGAACGAGCATACGACGAAACAACTGACGAATATCTAAACTATCAAGGAAAGAATTATACAGTAGAACGTTTAATACCAACTCCGTATATGATGAGAGTAAATGCTGATATATGGGCTACAAATACTGATCAAAAATTACAACTACTTGAGCAAATACTTGTGTTGTTTAACCCAAGCTTAGAAATGCAAACTACAGACAATTTTGTTGACTGGACAAGTATTACTGTTGTCAATTTAGAAAATGTACAATGGTCAAATAGAAGTGTACCTGTAGGAGTTGATAGCGAAATTGATATTGCTACACTTACTTTTAGTATTCCAATATACATTAGTCCTCCAACTAAAGTTAAGAGAATGGGTGTCATTACTAACATTATTACAAGCATGTTTGACGAAACTAGAGGTACTATTGAAGATGGTGTAAGTGGTCCTATTACAAATGCAGGCACTGACTTCCTATCAGGACTTGTAGGCGGCGATGACAACCGTAAAGCACAAACTGCTGTAGCAAAAGAACTAGCAAATGTAAATTATAAACAATACGGTTTATACTTAGAAACATCATCCGCACAATTAATTAATAACGGTGTTGTTGGAATAAAGAGTTGGAATGAAATATTTGAAGCACTTCCGGGAACATATATGGCAGACGTTAGTAGAATATATGTAAACAATAACGAAAATAGCAATACGATTACGGGCACGTTTGTGCATAATCCGTTCGACGAAGGAAAACTAGAAATAAATTGGGACGCGGATAGTTTTCCAAGTGACACTATTATAGATGGCAGAACTACTATAGATTACATTATAAATCCAACTAACTTTAATCCTTCTTCAATAAAAGCTTCAGGTTTAAGAATATTATTATTAGAAAGTATCGGTGATCAAACTACCGGAGCAGGAGCATCAGCTTGGAAAAATACTGATAATACTAATTTAGTTGCAAAGGCAAATGACATAATTGAATGGGATGGCAATAAATGGATCATTGTGTTTGATTCTAACACTATTACAACTACAACTTACACAACTAATTTAAACACAAGTGTCCAATACAGATTTAGAGACAACGAATGGTTACTTAGTATAGACGGCGAGTATCCAATTGGCACATGGAGAGTATCACTACCGGGCTAATTATATGTATGACAGATATGATTATATGTAGTGGAGCACTATTTTACACGTTAGATACAAATAGATTTCTTTTTTTACATAGAGCAAATGGCAAACGTAATAACATGTGGGGCTTAGTTGGCGGCACAAATGAAGCATTAGAAACACCATTTGAAGGATTAAAAAGAGAGATAGAAGAAGAAATTGGATTTTTACCAGATATTAAAAAAACTTTGCCTTTAGAAAGTTTTATTAGTGCAGATAGTAAATTTTATTTTCACACATATCTTTGTGTTGTCCAATCTGAATTTATACCTACCCTTAATAACGAACATGACGGTTATGCGTGGAGCGCATTTACTAAATGGCCCAAACCATTACATTTTGGTTTACGTAATACATTACAAAGCAAAGTAAATTTAAATAAATTAGAGACAGTATTCCAGACTATAAATTTACTTGACATACCGCATCAAACATAGTATAATATAAGCATGAAAGTATTAATTTTTGGTGATGTAATCATCGACAAATATATCTACGGTACTAGCTCACGCATAAGCCCTGAGGCTCCTGTTCCTGTGGTTGAAATTAAAGAAGTAAAAACTTCATTAGGCGGGGCAGGTCTTGTTTATGAAAACTTAAAAAGTCTAGGCGTTGATGTAACACTATTAGAAACTGAGCAGCCACGTAGCGTTAAAACTAGAATAATTTGTGACGGACATTATGTTACACGATTAGACGAAGATGAACATGCAAACAGTGC